ACAAAGGGGCCGATTCGACACTTTTTCAACTTATGGGCTTTTGTGTGGAAGCGGGACAGCGGTTTGCCTCGGTTTCCAACCTTCAGGTTGGCGACGGCAACCAGCAGGCCGCCGTTGGAACCACAATTGCGCTCCTTGAACAGGGTGCAAAAGTTATGTCAGCCATTCATAAACGGATGCACTATGCCCAAAAAGAGGAGTTTTTCCTTCTGGCGGACGTTTTCGGACAGTATTTGCCCGAAGAATACCCTTATAACGTTGTTGGAGCGGAACGCACGGTAAAAGCCAAGGATTTTGATGACCGGGTGGATGTTGTACCGGTTTCCGATCCCAACATCCATTCCATGGCGCAGCGTGTGACTTTGGCCCAGATGGAGCTTCAAATGGCTCAATCTGCGCCTGATTTGCACAATTTATATGAAGCTTTCCGGCGTATGTACAAAGCGGTAGGTGTCAAGGACGTGGATGCCATTCTTAAACCTGTCCAGCAGGGGGATCCGGAGCCGAAGGATCCTGCTGTTGAAAACTCGGAGGCTTTGGAGAACTTGCCTCTGAAGGTTTTTGAGGGTCAGAACCACGATGCCCACATTTCGGCGCATTTGATTTTTGGATCTTCCGGTATTGTTTCCCAGATGCCTCAAGTCGGCATGGAAATTCAGAAACATATCATGGAGCATATTTCTGTAAAATCCAAGGAGCAGGTTGCGGCACAAATGATGCAACAGTTGCAGGGGCAACAACCTAATGAGCAGCAGATGGTGGAAATAGAGAGCATGGTCGCGCAGCTTATTTCTCAAGGTATGCAGGAAGTCAAAGCCCTGAGCGCACAAATAAGTGGAGAAGGGCAGCCGGATCCGTTATTGGCCCTGAAAGAAAAAGACCTTGAAATTCGGGCACAAAGGGATCAACGTGAGTCTGCAATAGATGAACAACGGCTGGCTCTTGATAAAGAAAAGACAAATATCAATGCACAGCTAGGTTCAGAGCGTATTCAGAGTACCGAGGATATTGCACAGGCCCGGATTGACGCAGCCCGGGAACGTGAGTTGATGAAACAGCAGCATGATAGGAGAACAGATGGCTGAAAATAAAGTAGGCGTAATTCGCAAGGGGGAAGTTATAAAGGACCAAGGTTTTGTTTCTTATAAGGCCCCTGAAGATGTAAG